ATCTGAGGAAGATAGAGAAGAAAGGAAACAGACGTTATTAAGTATGGCAACAACAAGCCCAGATTCTTTTCGTTATGCTTCAATGGGGGAAGGTCTTAACGAATTTCTTGCGTACATGGGCTATGGTGATAAAGGGGAAACAAAAACTGTAGAAGGTGTTGGTGAAATAACCCGAGCAGATGAATTAAAATATTTTTGGGACAGAAGTGGTAATAGTTTTCAGCGTTTGTCGAGAGCCATAGAAGCCTATTCCCCTGCACCTAAAAGAATTACTGACCCAAAGACAGGGCGTTATAAAGAAATTCACCCTGTAGAATACTATGATGAGGCTTTAAAAGACTTAGGAATTTCTGGGGATACGTTTGTCAACAAAATGACTCCCGACCAAAGGGAAGATGTTTTGATTGAGAATGAGCAATTACTGGCTACACAAGCCAATCAACTTGTTGCAGATATTTTAGAGGTAGCACCGCCCGACCCCAACATGGAGGCGGCAGGTACAATACTGTCAGAGATGGCTGACCCTACTCTAATACCTGTAATATTATCTTCAGGTTTTGGCACTATACCTTTACTAGCCTCTGGTGGTTTATATGGTCTAGCCAGTGAAGGTAGTAAACAACTAGAAGCAGATAAACTAGATGTAGAAAGATTAGCTACGTCTACTTTAACTTCTTTAGGTTTGACTGCCGTAACTATACCTAAACAAACAGCAGGTTTAGTTTATAAAACCGCTGTACGTGCGCCTATTCTAGGTACTGAGAAGGCAGGTAAGAAAGTATATAATCTGATAAACAACACAAGAGCATCAAGAGGTTCAGAAGACACAGCCCTTAAGATTATAAATAAAGTAGAGGAGAGGTCAGCTTGGCATCTATTAAATTCAAAACAAACTAATGGTAAACCAGTAACTAGACAACAAGCATTAGTTTTAGCTGAAAAAGATTTAGGTCTTACTACATCAAACAGGCTAGATATTTTAAAGTATGCACCAAAAGGAAGAAGACCTCAAGTACCTACAAGAGAACAAGCTGTAAGAATACTTGCTAACTTGGATAACCCTGTACCATCTACTTCTAGAATAGGTAAGGCTTGGGATTTCGTAGCCGCCCCTATATCACAGGTTATACGTAACTTTGATAAAAGACTAGCAGGTGCAGTACGCAACCACGATATGCGTTTGTCTATAGCCTTGTCTAATTCTATGAAGGAAATAGACGAGTTCTCTAAATTAATGAATCAAGCAAGCCGACTTAAAGACCCTGTTTTGAGAACACAATATCAAAACGTAGAAAGAGCCTTTATGAATAGTCAACCTCAAAAAGCTGAACAAATACTAAACAAGTATTTTCCAGACCAAGCAACAGGTATTATGGAAGAGTATGCAAAGGCGCGTAAACTTCTTGACACTCTATTTGCTAGAGCGAAACAGCAGGGTATCAAAACAGGCTACCTGTATAATTATATCCCTCGTTACATTAAAGATATGGATGGTCTACGTGCGGCACTGGGAGTCAAACAAGGTTCTATAATAGACGATGCACTAAAAGCGGAAGCTAAGAAAAGAGGATTACAACATTGGTCTGAGTTAGATGATATTGTAGCCTCGGATGTCATTACCAGAGCCATCATAAATACAACAGTACCTAAAGGTAAGAAGCGTTTAGAATCACAACGTAAGATACTTGAAATACCTGCACACTTAAAGCCTTACTATCACGATGTACCTACGTCTTTAAATCTATATGTTAATAAAGCTGAACGTGAGATAGCCAAGCAGGAGTTCTTTGGTTCTTCTGCTACATACAACCCTTTGACAGGTGAACTAGATTTAGATGAATCAATCACCGCAACCATAGGTAAGCACATTCTTGACATGAAGAAAAGAGGCAAGGAGTTTACCAATCGTCAAAAAGATGATTTACAAATGTTACTAAAGGCTAGGTTTGAAGCCGCAGATAAAGCTATGGGTAAGACTATGGCTAACGTCAGAGACTTGCAGTATGCCGCGCTCTTGGGTCAGTTTGATTCTGCGCTCATACAGTTGGGTGATATAGGTTCTTCTATGTATCTTAATGGCGTAGCTAACACAGCTAAAGCACTGGTCACTGGTAAGAAGAATGCTAAACTAACTGCTGATGACTTTGGATTAATTAACCAAATATCTGCTGAGATGAACAACCTCAGTGGTGTCACTAAACTACTAGACTTCACATTAACTTGGTCGGGATTTAGAGCCATTGACCGCCTTGGTAAGGACACCTTCTTAAAAGCGGCTTGGTTAAAAAACACTAAACTAGCTAGGAATAATCCTAATGCTATTGTTCAGAAATATGGTCAAGTGTTTGAGAATGAAACAGCAGATTTAATCTCAGAGTTACAGAAGGGTCTTGTTACTGACAGGACTAAGTTACTGTTGTGGAATGAGTTGGCTGACGTACAACCCATTGCTTTGTCAGAGATGCCGAAGTTTTATTTGCAGAGGCGAAATGGTAGAATATTATACTCTCTAAAATCTTTTGGTTTAAAACAGTTAGGCTTGATTAGACAGAACATAATCCAAAGGGCGCAAAGAGGTGACATATCGGGTGCTTTTGAAGAAGCCTTAAGATACTCTGCGGTTATGGGATTAGCAGGTGGTACAGTAGAAAACGCTAGAAACTTCCTACGTTCTGGTTTTGATATGGATGCAACAGAGTCTCTTGACGATGCCGCCTTTGAAGCCTTGGCTAAGATACTGTTTGTTGATAAGTATTCCAGAGAACGCTTTTTACAAGAAGGTAAATTCGGTGAGTATGCTATTAATCAGCTAATGCCAGCCGCGCCATCCTTGATTGATAGTGCAGGTGTAGCAATTAATAACATACTGTTTGAGCAAGAAACAGACAAAAGTGCTTTTGATTCGGCTATGAAAAATGTTCCTATTCTGGGTCGTGCTTACTACTATACTGTGGGTGGCGGTGCTGAGAAACTACTAGAAAGAGTAGAAAAAGAACGTCAAGAAGCTAATGAATAAACAAAAGGGAGCATTACGCTCCCTTAGTTTTACTACACTATCTCACACGCTCCACCTACACAGGCTAATTCTTGAGAGCCTGTCGTGTTATCATCCTTCTCATACTTCTCTAACTCACTCCAGTCCACATCACTTGGCATACCTTTAACCAACTCTCTGTACTTATCATAAGTTATATCTTCATAGGGGGCTTGCTGATAAACATGGTCACTCACAGGCAACAAACTAATACCACTAGTCGCATCAAAGTTTTCCCAAATCCACTGTGCTATTTGCAGGAATTCATCATCTGTGTAATAAACAGTGATACTTGGCTTATGCTCACACCAGTGGTCTTGGTACTTTTTCCATAGTCTTAGCTGTTGCATAGCACCTACGTCTTTCACCACTGTACTGTTCTTAGGTGACTTGGTAGGGAAGCTAAACACCTTTGTAGATTTGTTCATTACACAATCTTCTACAGGGAATCCTGCTTCCTCCATATATTGTGCCAATGGGTCTTTTTTGTCCGAACGTACTCTACGAATATAGTACTTGCTGAAACGAGGATGAATCCCAGAAGCAGAATCAACAAGCTGAGATACAGTGCCGCTTGGCTTAACACAAGTAATAGCCGCAGACTGATTAATGCCAAGTTTATAAGCCCACTCTTTATTGGTTGCAATAGTAACATCCTTCATCTCCGTAAGCCAACGCTCTAAGTCCTTACCATCTTTACCCAGTAAGTAGTGGTCACATATCCCTGTTAGGCTGACACCCAATAGGGCTTCCTCTTCTGTGTTTCTCTTCCACACGTTACGTAGGTAGCGGAAGTCAGTCAACGTAGCCTGTAGTGTACCTATGATTGCCGCGACCTCACACTTACGCTTCAAGTCTTTGAGGTCATCCTCTGGGCGTACTACAATCTCCGACAGGTTACAGAACTGATTACTACGTAGGATAATCTCAGAGCAAGGGTTAGTACCAAAGTCTTGCTCACTGTCACGCCTACCATTCCTAGCGGCTACCTTCTGTGCCGCGATACGGCTAAATATGCCACGCTCCCCTGCCTTACTTTCATACATAGTCTGCATCTCAGACAGGAATGATTCAAAGTCTGGCTTCTCTGTGTACGCTACACTGTTGTTAGCCAAGGCTCTCTGACCTTCGTTACGCCACCAGTCACCATACTTAGCTTTAGCCATGCGAGGGTCTGACAGGTTGGACAGGGAGATAAGGGCTGACCTACGTACACCACCTACGACCACAACCTCTGCAATCTTACAGCATATATCATGGCACTCAATACTGGTCAGCTTGCGACCCTGTGCCTTTTGGAATATACCTACACAGAAACTAAACAGGGCTTCCAAAGGTTCAGAACCACTAGCACGACCACCGAATGTCTTGAGTCTAGCACCAGATGGGCGTACCTTGTGCATATCCCACTTAGGTATTTTCCCTGCATACAGTAAGCTGATTAACTCTCTGAACGCAGAAGCCCAACCAATCTTGCTGTCAGCTACGACAATGGTGCTGTCACTAGGATGGAACTCCTCTGCGACTACAGGTAGCTTGTTGATAAAGTTACGCTCAACACTGAATCCTACACCTGTACCGCACATCAAGACGTACATCAACTCGTCAAAGCAACGAGGCGAATCAATGTGTAGGTAGGAACAGTTGAACCCTGCTACGTTGTCCTTGTCCAACGCTTCCCCTGCTGTCATTAGACAACGCATACTAGGCATGACTTCCAGATTGTAGATAGCATCGTATATCTTCTTAGCTTCTTTGTCGGTAATCTGCTTACGACCTAGCCAGAAGTCAACGTAACGCTGTACTGTCTCTTCCCATGTCTCCCTTCTGCCTTCTTCTGGCAACCATCGGGCATAACGGCTCTTATGTATAAACTGTTGATACTGATTCACTTACTCTTCTCCTTGTTTTTAGGTTTGTCTTTCTTGCCGAATATGGCATCGTAGTTACTTGCGTACTTCTTAGGGTCTGTGGGGCGTTGGGCTGAACCCTTGCCCCCATGTGTCTGACCCTTCATTGGTCTCTGGTCTCTACGTCAATTAGTTTCTTCAAGTACCACTGTGCTTTCTCTAAGTCCTGTACTACCTTGCCTTTACGCTCATAACGCCACAGGTACTTCATGGTGTTGCCCTTTAGATAACCCTTGAACGCAAGGGGTGTCATGCTTTCCTCTATGGCTTCAATACATTCTATCTTACCATAGTTATAATGCTCTGGGCTGTTGACTTCATCTTTAACCATCTGCTCATACTTCTCAATAATCTTAGGGTACTTCTTGGTGACTCTGTCCCAATCCGCAGGGGTCGCATCGTCAATACTCATAATCATCCTCCGTAAATAAATCTCTGTGTCTAATTAACCTATCCTCAAAAGCCTCCAACAAGTCCTCAACAGAGATGTCTAAGGTTTCAAGCACTAGCACTGCATCGTACTCTCTTGCTACGGCTTCCTTTAGTTCCTCCAATGTATGTGACATCGTTACTTTCCTTCTACATATTTAACAAGTTCTTGTGCAGTATGCAGGGTGTAATGCTTGAAGCCCTCCTTGTCGCACCAGTGTCCCATCGTTATCTTACCACCCTTACGAACCTTCTTGTTAGGGTTAGACAGTAAGAATACCAATTCCCAACCATCTTCTAATATTGTATCACGAATTGATTTATATTTCAAGGTGTCACCGACACGAAAGAATCCTTTTACCTCCACCATAACCTTCTTCTCTTCATGCACAAAGTCTGGTTTGTACTTCCTGTAGACAGTGTAAGGTACATCATACGGCTCGTAGGTAAAGCCCTTGCGTTTAACTTCCTTGGAAAACTCTTTCTCAAGGGCTGACCTGTATTTGTTTTTAGTCCGTTTCATTTAAGTCCAACTCCAATACTTTAGGTTCTACTTCAATGTGACTAAAGTACCGCACACCAGTAGAGTATAGGAAACCTCTTAGGTCTGGATAGCAGTGCTTCTTGAACGGACAGTAGGAACACTTGACGGATAGCTTCATGTTACCAGACTTACCATCGGGTATTGGGTCAGCACAGTAGGCTTCTGGCTCATCACCCTTAACCATCTCCTTAACGTGTATTATACGCTCCTCTATGTCCCCCTTAATGGTTTCATGGACAGGGGCTTGGGTATCCTCTAGGTCGTACTTAAGTACTGTCAAATGCCCATTAGCTTTGTCCATAGCCAACCATCCAAAGTCCTTTTTACCCTGTGCGTGGGCGTAGGCTTTTATCTGGTCAACGTAACCAAAAGAGTCATCATACGCCAGTGTACCATCCTTGAACTTCTTGAAGGCGTAGGAACTAGCAGACTTAACATCAATAGTCACACCATCAATGGTACAGTCCATGTGTCCCTTGATGCCCTGTACTTCACACTTCTTCTGTTCATCAGTTACCTCATGCCCTGCCATGCGTACAAGGAACAAGAGCATCTCTTCAATCACATGACCATACATAAACTTGATGTAGGTATGTGGGCGTATCTTCTCACCTGTGTCCGTACCATTAGCTACGTTCCACAAGTATCTGTCATCCCGACCAATGTTTGACAGGCGCAGTGTTCGGGTGTCCTTCTTCCTGTCCCTAGCAAACTCTGTACGCATTAGGGACTTCATGGCTTCACCGAACTTCTCTATCTCTGCCTCTACATCTACAGAGTCCTCTGCCTCTTTTGTCTCCATCAGTCGGTAAACATCGTCTACCAATGTATGTATAGATTTACTCATCGTCAATATCCTTAAAGGCTTTTATGACATCAGTTGAGAACAGCTTCTGTAGGTTGACCAAGTACATCTTACTAGCGTTATGGTCGCCACCAGACACAGTTCTAAACTTGTCAAGTTTACTTACAATCTTCTTAAGCACATCCGTCTTGAACACTAGGGTACAGTATTCATTGTCCCCTATGCACAGGTTATGAAACCAGTAGTCTGACTCTGTAGCTTCAATGCCAGACGGCTTGCCCCATGACTCATACTCAATACAGATGTTGCCTGTCTTTTGCCACAAGTCCTTCTCAGACTTAACCTCTATCTTCTTGTCCTGTAGCATCTCAGCGACCCTGTCCTCCCTAACAGAGCCATACGCTAAGTCTAAGTCAAACTTCTTTCTATCTTCTACACAGGGTTTCATTATGCTACCCTCTTTGCACGTTTGTATGCACTGGTCTGTGTCGCTGTTCTGAAAAATCCTTTATACTCTGGAAACTGTTTCATAAACCAACGACCATAGAAAGCAGTGTAGTTATTGGGTAGATGATAAACAATGCCACCCTCTGCTTGCTCTCGTGTCATTTCCCACCGCATCCTTTCTGAGATAGCTTTTGTAGAGTAATGTTTGTATCCTTTATCAATCCTATCAAAAGTAAACTCAACAAACTTTTCCCATACCTGTGGGTTGTTAAGATGGTATATAATTGCGCTTTCTTCCATCTCTTCTAGCCTAGTTTTCATCCCAAGACTATTAGTGGGTTTCTGACCAGTTGTTGCCGATTTGATACTCTCCTGCGAGAGGACAGTTAAGTTTGTAGTACGTTCCTGCCGCTTCGATACAGGAAACCGCAAGCCTTCCAAAAACATCTGCTTCATCTTCTTTAACCTCTGTTTGAATTTCATCATGTATATTACCTATAAATTTATAATCAATGTTCCAAAGTTTCGCGTACTCGTCTAGCAACACCAGTGCCTTCTTCATAACAATAGCACCTGCTGATTGGAGTAGCGTGTTTAGTGCCGAGTGTTCTGAGCGTACTGCGACCCTGCGCCCATCAAGTCCATAAAGATAACCTCTTCCGCTTGCCACGCTAACTCTCTCTCGTAAGTCTCTAAGAGATGGCGTGTTTGACAGGAACTTCTGCTTAAGTCGCTTACCATCTCTAGCAGTTCCTCCAACGATACTTCCGATTTTTGCATCCCCTGCTCCATACAGGAACGCATAGATGAAAGTCTTCGCTTGACTTCTTGTGTCAACACCGCTAGCAAGTTGGTTTGCTGTATGAATGTCTCCAGTGAGTATTTCATTTGTATAGTCCTCATCGTTCATATAATGTGCAAGCATACGCAGTTCTAAACCACTGGCATCCATACCGACCACCTTGTATCCCTTCGGTGCTATCCAACAGGCACGACACTCTTTACCATACTCCGCTGACGAACTAGGTACTTGTGCTACGTTGGGGCTAGAATGTGTCATACGCCCTGTCACAGTTCCATTTGCATTTACATATCCATGCACTCTACCATCATCTTCAACAGCATCAAGCCAACTCTGTACCTGTGCAATACGCTTCTGAACCAATAGGTATTCAGCAATCATAGAGGCTTCGGGTATATTAGTGACCTTTGCTAGGACTGATTCATCTACAATGGCTTGACCCTTTTCAGTGAACTGCTTAGGCTTCCAACCAAAGTATTGTAAGTACCGCCCTATCTGCTGTCGTGAACCAAGGTTAAACTCTGGGTAGTCTATCCTACTAAACTCACCGCCAACTGTAGCCCACTGCTCCCCAAGGAACTTGAGACCTACCACAGACAATGAAGAGTCCTTCTTGAACTTAGGCTTGACCTTGCGTACAAACGTAGGCAACGGCTTGAACTTATTATGCACCGCTTCCTCTAAATCAAACTTACGCTCTTTGAGTTTAGCCAGTAGTACAAACGCACCCTCTTGGTCTAGCAACCACCCATTGTGGATTTGCGTTGAGATAATGCTTTGTACTTGATGCTCAAGGCTAATGCTTTCGCTTCCAAAGTCAGACAAAGCACTTCGTAGCGCGTTGTAAACTTTGACATTGACCCTAACATCTTGCTCACAATACTCCACCATCTCTGGCGAATAACTGTCCCAATCATTATGTTCACCTTTTGGACAACCTAGTAGCTGTCCCAAGTTTTCTAAGGAATGACCCCCCTCTCTTTGTGGGTCGGCTAGTCTTGATAATACTAATGTATCAGTTATCTTACACTTACTAAAGTCTGCACCTAACAGTCTTTCCAAGACAGGTATGTCGTAGTCAATGATGTTGTGACCTATCAACTCGCACTCTCCCTGTTCTTCAAGCCACTCATTGAAGCGACCTGTCTTTATCCCATCGGGGTGTATTGAGTAAACTATATCGCAACCTACTTCTTGGATACAGATACACCACACCTTGTCTGGGTTAAGACCATTGGCTTCTATGTCAAATACAAACTGCTTCATTAAAACTCCTGCTTCTCGTCACTCACAGGACAGGTGGTTTCAATCATACGCCCTGTGTCCTTGTCGTAGTACAGGTAACACGCAACACCAGTAAGCCCTGCGTATCTGTTCTTGAGTACGCGCACTGTGGTCGTGTTGCGAACCTGTGGGTCAGCGTGTTGTTGGTCACGTTCCAATCCAATCACCATGTCGGATAGCTGTGCGATAGAAGCAGAACCACGTAACTCTGCCAAGCTAATCTGACCGCCATCTTCATGTGCCTTGCCATTGGGTCTGCGTAGGTGAGACACTAGGAACAAGCCTATCCCTGTCTCCTGTACTAACTGTCGTAGCTTAGTCATTATACTGTCAATAGCCTTACGCTCATCACCTGTCTCTTGGTCGGACACCACGATACTAAGATGGTCTAGGATAATCCACTTACAGTCCAGACCTTTAGCCATGTAGCGTACCCTTGACAACAAGTTATCTTCACACGTAGAACCAAAGTGGTCAAACATAAAGACACGACCTGTCCCTAGAGTACGTTCCCAGTATCCTCTCTTATCTTCCCTTGAGGCATCTCTGCTTAAGTGTAGGGTCTGGTTAGCTTCAATGCTCATTATCCCTAGCGCAGTCTTGGGTATGTCCTCCTCTAGCGCGAGTATGCCAATGTTGTCATCGGTTGCACCTAGTAAATAGTGTTCCAACTCTCTGACCATCTGTGACTTACCCATGCCAGAACCACTGGTGATTGTGACCAGTTCCTTCTCCCTAAATCCATACGTCATATCATTGAGACACGCCCAAGGATACAGTATAGACTTGACCTCCTCCTGTGCCACGATGTAGTCCCATGTGTCGCTCCCTGCCACAATCCCATCGGGCTGATACGTCTTAGCATTCCACCATTCCTTGATGAACCCTTGCACGTTACGTTCCTTGAGCATCTCCCCTGCATCTTTCATAGGCAACACTACGTTCTTTGCCTTGTTAGGGGTGAACAAATCAAGCACTGCTCTTGATGCTTCTTGCCCTGCCTTGTCGTTATCAAAACAGATAACCACGTTTTCAAATGTCTCAAGCCATTCCAAGTTTGCCTTGATGTCCTTGACTGCCCCCGATGCACCAGAGCGTATGGACACTACCGCCCACTTGTTATCAAACATCTCTGATACTGCTAGGGCATCTGCTTCTCCTTCAACAACAGTCACGTACTTACCGCCACTCTTGAACGCTTGCTGACCAAACAATCCTACATTATCAAACGTACCGCTTGCGTAGAATGATTTGTTGTCAACGATGCGTGACTTAGTCCCTGTCTGTGTACCGCTGTCCTTATCAAAGTAGGGATAGTGGTGCTTTACAATTTGTCCCGATGCTCCGTACTCTACTGTGACACCGAACTGTTTGCACGTTGCCTCAGAGATACGCCTGTCGGGGATTGAAGCTACAACACCTGTCATCTCTAATCTCCTAGTTGATTGTGGTTTACTTTCAACGACCTCACCAGTAGCCTTTTCATAATGGTTGCAGTCCACTGTGAAGCAGACTGCATGACCATCTGAGTATCTGGCTAGGTTGTTCCTAGAGCCACACGCGGGGCATGGCTCATGTCGGACAAAGTGAGAGTCAGTCATTAAAAGTCACCGCCACCTTCGGAGGCTTCGGCTAATTCTAAGACCTTCTCCTTAGACAGATACGTTGACGTACCATGTACAGGGTGCGGCTTACCCTC